CCCGGCGGATCCGGGCATTGAAAAACCACAACCAATGAAAATCAAAGAAGAAATTTTAGAAAGTCTGCTGACCGATGTGTACGGCACTTTAGGCGGCGACATTACCCATAACCAACACAATGAGTTGAAACGCGAGTTTGAAGTCTCTCTGGGACTGTTTGTTCAACAAATTAAAACAATGCGTGAAAAGGCTTTGGATCAAGCAAAAATTTTCAAAGAAGCAAAAGCAGAATGCTCTGAAAATTGTTCTCTCGCTATGGGCATGGCATACAAGATTAGCGCGGAAGTATTCACTGGACAAGAAGAATAAAGCCCATGTATTAAAACAAACCGCCCCCGGCGGATCCGGGGAATAACGGTTGACGGTAAACTCTCGTTGCCGTGTTGAATACGAGAGATAAAATTTAAAATTACAGCAAAATGAAAAACGAAGCAGAAAAGATTGATAACCAGCAAGGCAATGGAGTTTTACCGTGTGTTAGCGAACGTTATTTGTTGATTGAGTGGATTCAAGGACACCCAGTAATTGACGGTGCAAAATACGCTGATACAAAACAGGAACTTATGGATTATTATGATTCGTTGCCAAAACTGCCAAAAAGTTTAGTTGAATATACAATTTGTCGGATTTATAATGTTCGCTAACTCGTTGCTAACCGTAACGAATAAAATTGCATATCGCCCCAATCAAAAAAAGTTGTATATTTGTTGAACTAAAAAACACGAACCATGAGCTAAACAATCTACCCAAGTTGATGAAAAGTAAGGCACTCGAAAGAGCTGGCGAAGCGGACAGGGTAAAATGTTGTGTACAGACAGACCGCGTTAGAAACTTAATACCTGCTTTATTTTTTTACGGTCGGCAATATGAAACGTGCTGGAATACGAAGCACGAACCTGTCAAAACGTTACAATGTTGATACGAGAAAATAAGTTTAATAACCGCACGAAGCCCAGCATGTTTTATATTGCGTGTTGTGCATAGTGCTTTAATAATCAAAAATATGGACATAAACGAATGGATTGGACAAAGAGTAAAAATGATAGCTGAAGGGTTTTCATTAGAACAAATACAACGAGAATGTTGGGATTATTGTCATCGAGAGTATTTAGGAATATTAAATCTCGAAGCAATAATAGGTAGGGCAATGCAATTATACGCAGAAGTTATCAAACGAAGCGGTGTTTAGCATTACGCATAACTCGTTGCTAACCGTAACGAATAAAATTGCATATCGCACCAATCAAAAAAAGTTGTATATTTGTTGAACTAAAAAACAAAACGAAAATGAGCGAACCAAAAATTTACGTCGGCAAAGGTAAGGCCGGGAAGTACGGGGTAAAAATCAGCGTATGTCTGTCAGACCTGCCAAAGGAACACATTAACGAGTATCAAGGCAAAAAGTATATCAATCTGGAAATAAACGAAATGAAGCAGCCGGATAAGTTCGGGAAAACACACACCATTACGGTAGATACATGGAAGCCGACATCGGATACGTCGAACAGAAATGAACATGAGCCATCCGAAGATTTACCATTCTAACCTATGCGTAACAACGAACACAAATTGCAGGTCGCCATTGTCCGATTCCTTCGGCTCAATCGTTTCTTTGTCTTTGCCGTGCCCAATGGCGGCAACAGGGATGCTAAAACAGGCGCATACCTGAAGGACGAGGGTACGATGGCAGGAGTGAGCGACTTGATTATTATGCACAACGGCAGGATGTATTTTGTCGAAGTGAAGACTGATACAGGTCGGCAACAACCGACACAGGTCGCCTTTCAGCAGGCAGTTAAGAGTGAGGGACACAAGTACCTAATCTGGCGCTCTCTGAACGATGCAATCGCGTGGGTTGATGAACAGAACAAAATAAACCAACTGCCATGACCATACAGGAGATACGCACACGGCAGGCATTAACGGAGCAGGGGCGCAACGAGGCGTTCACGTTTGACCATTCTACGCCGTGGGTTGAGGTCGCAGGCAAAAGATACACCCTGGTCTTTCCGCGTTCTCTGTTCCTGCCTATTGACTTTGACCGACCTATTATTGATACACTATTCATCGGCAAGATGACACCGGAACGTGAGAAATTCCTTGACCAGTTCGATACGGCTATCATTGTCCCATCGATGCGAGGTCGGGATGAACAGACAAAAGCAAATGATGAATCGTATTTTAACGCCATGCGGCTGGCTAAGTTTGCACCCTGCCCCAATGGGGACTTTACATGGACATACAGATTTTTTGAGGCGTGCATATGCGGAGCAATACCGATCATTGAAGACTTCGCGGAGTGCTATTCGGGGTTTAAGTTTTACCGTGCTGATGAAACGCCAGTATATCGGGAGGACTGGGTTAAACATAACCGGATGAAAGTTGAGCGAGAGATGACACTTGACAAAGTAAAATAAATGTTGTATATTTGCACCCATGAAAGTCGAAAAACTGAAACTATCAAAGATAAAACTGAACCCATCGAATCCTCGTTTGATTAAAGACGACAAATTCGCCAAGTTGGTGCAGTCGTTAAAAGACTTTCCGGAGATGGCAGACATCCGCCCGATCGTGGTCAATAAAGATATGGTTATCTTGGGCGGCAATATGCGATTCAAGGCAATGAAAGAAGCCGGATGGAAGGAGTGCCCGGTTATTGTTGCAGACAACCTCACAGAGGAGCAGGAGCGAGAGTTTATCGTGAAGGATAATGTCGGCTTTGGCGATTGGGACTTAGCTATCATTAATTCAGATTTTGACAGAGATGAATTAATAAACTGGGGTTTTGATTTTGGTGAATCAATTCTCGGAAAAGTTTATAACAGGGATGGGGAATTTGAACCTCAAATGTGTAAATATCCGATTACTTTTTTTGCAACGCAGGACGAATATGATAGATGGGTGCAATTAAAAGATGAAATCGGAATCGAAGACGATACGAAGGCATTATTTGACTTACTTAAAACTAAAATATTATGATTGATTTATTTCATGGTGAATTTCTGTTACATCCAGCACCTTTGGAAATAAGCGGTAACACCTGCTCACATTCATGCGCTTATTGTTTTTCAAATATTCGATGTGGGGAAAGATATGCGAACGTAACATCGTTTATTAATTCAGTAAAAAAAGCACCAAAAGAAAATACATTATCTGCAACGCTTGTGAATCGTGGTTATTCGATTTGCCTTTCAAATAGGACAGATCCATTTGCGAAATCAAATCAGGCAGTTACTGATACATGGATGAAGTATTTAATTAATATGCCAAATGGTATATTTTTTCAAACAAAAGGCGGTGAAAAATTCATAGACACTGTTGATTACCTTACTGCTAACGGGAAGACAAACATTGTATCTTATTTCACAGTCACTTCGAGAAATAATGACATATTGAAAAAGATTGAGCCTGGGGCACCGACATATGATGATCGGTTAATGCAAATTAAGCACGCAAAAAAAGCAGGACATACGATTATTGTTGCATTCAACCCACTTTGTATTGAATGGATGAATGAGAATGATTTCAATTTAACCGTATCCGAAATGATTGATGCAGGGGTTAATCATTTTATATTCCAACGACTACATATGAACAGTAGTGATATTAAAAGATTCAGCGCGGACAGACTTTCGAGATTTGGGAATGAATTACAAAAGGCAACTGTACGGAAAAATAATGAAGGACAGGCGTATATGCAGGAACGCCTTTTATCAATTTACGATAAAACAAACGCGCTTGCATTTGGAATGCCGTATAAAACAGACTTTTTCAAAGAGGTTAGACAGACGCTTGGAAAGTGTTTTCCATCGAATTACGACTTTATTAATTACTGTTTTGAAAATGGGAAAGGCGTTTATACATTTGATGATTACGTAAAGGCTCTTAACGTTGTTGATAACGAAGTCTTTAATACAGAATTTAAAGGGTTAAGCGCATATATTTTAAGAGTCGCCCGCAATGTTTGGAAAGGTAACAAAGAGGCGCAGTCGGTAAAAACACTTATGGATGTTTTAAAAATTTATTGGAGCGACAAAAGGATTTCTGGTTCGCCTCAAAACAACCTATTATACCAAAGAATAACAGATAAACAAGATATATCTGTTTATTTTGATGGAGATATAAAAAGAGAATACCGCACGACGGTAGAAGTTCAATGTTTAACTTAAATCAGAAGCCATGAAAGCAAATGATGTTGTAATGTGCGCCAGCGGATGGTACTGGGAATAAAACTTTGCCGGTGAAATGCCGGCTTTTACTATGGGAAGACCAAAAGCAAATATAGACTGGAAAAGAGTAGATCACTTATTAAAGTGTCAATGCGATGGCGTTGGTATTGCTGGCATTTTAGGCGTGCATCCGAATGTTTTATACGAGGCCTGTAAAGAGGTCAATAAATTGAGTTTTAGTGAGTATTCAGCGCAAAAGAAGTCCGAAGGCAAAGAGCTACTCAGGGCGAAACAGTTTGAAATGGCAATGAATGGCGATAAGTCGATGTGCATTTGGCTCGGCAAACAGTACCTTGACCAGAAGGACAGGAAGGACATGACCTCTAATGACCATACGCTCGGCATGTCGATAACAGTCGAAAGCCCCGACGAAAAGAAACAGCTCGAAGACTTCATCAACCGCAAGGAATGAAATTTACATCCGTATTTTGGAAGACCTTTCCGGCGTGGCGCGATGGTGTACGTTACATCATCAGCAAGGGCTCAACGCGTTCGGGTAAGACTTACTCCAACTTACAGCTATTGCACCTCACGGCATCGACAGACAAGCGGGCAACGGTGAATTCTGTCGTGGCAATGACTATCCCTCACCTGCGTAAGGGTGCAATAAGGGACTTTGTCAATATATTGAGGGAGGCGAATGCCTTTAGTGCCGACCGCTGGAACAGCTCAACGTTCACGTACACTTACCCCAATGGTGCTATAATAGAGTTCTTCTCGGCAGATAACGACGATAAGGTGCACGGGTCGCAGAGGGACAGATTATTTGTCAATGAGTGTCAGTTTATCCCGTATGGAATCGTTAGACAGTTATTAATCCGTACCAGTCAGCAGGTCATATTCGATTACAACCCGATTAAAAAATTCTGGGTAGATACGGACATAATGGAGAACGCGGAGCAGGCAGGCCGCTGGGTATTGGTGCATTCGACATACAAGGATAATCAGTTCCTTTCGCATGAGCAGGTGTCAGAGATTGAATCGAACAAGTACGATGCTGCATGGTGGCAGGTGTACGGCGAGGGGATCACTGGGTCTGTTAAGTCAGGGTTTGAGTTTTATTCTCATTTCAGCGGCTCAAATATTCGTAAGTGTGAGTATGATCCTGCATTGTCCGTTCACGTATCATTTGACTTCAACGTATCACCTTACATCACAGCTACGTTGTCGCAAATCAGGCAGGTAGGCGTTGAGTACCATGTCGAAACATTCAAAGAGTTCACGCTGTCGAATCCATACAATCAGTCGGAGCATCTGGCTGGTGCCATCGTTCGCTATCTTGATGAAAAGGACTTCAAAGGCCAGGTCTTTATCTACGGCGACGCCTCTGGCAGCAATATGAATACTGTCGTTAGCCGGAACAATTACGATGTCATTGCACAAGTCATGGCAAAGTATCTATCATCGGCTTCGTGGCGGGTGCCGCGTTCAAACCCACGACTAAAAGCACGCAGGGAGTTCATCAATAAAGTGCTGGCTGGGGGCTGGCATATAAAGTTATTTATTGACCCGGCATGCAAGAAAACGATTGAGGACTTCCAGAATGTACTCGAAGCTCCCGATGGGGGTAAGCTGAAACAGCGGGTAAAGGATACAGATACTGGAATGACATATGAAATATATGGACATACATCAGATACTTTAGACTATCTAATGTGTGAGGCCTTTCGAGACCACTTCGGAAAATAAATTTGGAATTTCAATTCTAAGTTTGTATATTTGCGAAAATTATAAAACAGATGATAACAGCCGCCGATTTAGCACGTCTTACCAACACCACACACGGGGACTACAAGAGAACGGTTGAATTATACGAGAAATACAAATCATGGGTAACAGGCGATGGTCTGGATGCCCAACTGCAACAAATCGTACAACGGGAGGATGAAGCTGCCTTCGCACAACGTAAGCGGCTAACGGCTCACATAATCCCATCGGCAGTAAGCAGGGCAAAGAGCGTATTTCAAAAAGGGCTGCGATCCAACGCGATCAACCTTTATTATTCGCATGATGCCACCGGTAAGGTCGATGACTTGAAAAAAGTCCTGTCGGAGTTCTATTCAATGTCGGATGAGCGTGCCTATCTTGATGAGTTCATTGCTGATATGACATTCATTGACCCTAATGGCTGGTTAATCGTTGACACATTCGGCACCGATGGCAGGGACTACGCTAAGACATTCCCGACGATTGTCTATTCACCTGACGCGTTGAATTATCAGTTTACAAATGGCATCCTTGACTGGCTGCTGATTCGTAAGCCGATGACGTACACCGGCACGGATGGCAATTTAAAACAATCCTATCGTTACACATTATACGGCACAGATGGCGCTATTGTGGCTGTCCCGATTGCTGATGATAGCATACTTCGCTTGATGAAGGAACAGCACACTATCTATGAGTTCAATGGTCAGCAATACTTTCAGATCAACGACAGAGAAGTGTTCTATGTAATGGAAACATTCTATAAATTGACCGCACCTGTTGCCTGTCGTTGGGGTTATCTGCATGATGCTTTGACAGACCACCGTACTTTCGTATCCGTACTTGAGGGTGCCAGGCCTTACTTCGATAAGGTGTTAAAGGCAGTCAGTGAGTTCGACTTAGGGACTACATTACATGCGTTCCCTCAAAAGATTCAATACGCCCCACGATGCACGGCAAAAGGCTGCGTTAATGGAGTTCTGACCACAACGGGCGGGAAATGTCCTACCTGTGGCGGCACTGGTTATATGTCGGCTCACACATCTGGTCAGGACATTATTACGTTAGGGTTGCCACGCGATCCGGCAGAGGCATTCAATTTAGGTAACTTTGTATCATACGTTCAGTTACCCATCGATGTTCTTAACTTCCAGAATGAACACGTTAATAGGTTGTCGATTGAGATTCAAAAGTCGATTTTCAACAGCGATATTTTCACGCGTGCCGAAGTAACGACAACTGCAACAGAAAAGACCATTGAGCTGCAATCGGTTTATGACACACTTTACTCATTTGCAAAGCAATACGCTTCATTGTGGAAATACATCGTATGGCAGACCGCCGAATACATGGGCGTTAGTGAGGGATTGAATGTAATTGCTCATGTGAAGCAGGACTTCAAACTAAAGACCTATGACGAGGTGTTATCCGACTTGCAGGCGGCAAAGACTGCCGGCGCTGGTATGGCTATCATTGATGGGTTAGAGGCCGATGCTGCGAGCGTACTTTATAAGGACACGCCGGAATTGATGAAAAAATACAGCGTTATGGCTTACTTTGACCCGTATCGCGGAAAGACAGAGCAGGAACGAATGAACATCAACAGTTCACTCCCGATTGATAATTATAGCCGGGTGCTTTATACGTTCTACGGTCAGATATTCACTGACATCGAGATTGAGATAGGTGCCGATGTGTTCTACAACAGCGCAACGAGAAAACAGCGTGATATAATTCGGGAGTATGTCGAACGATATACAGCCATGATGACAGTACCTGATATTGATTTTACAACAGACACTACTGAATAATGACAGGAAACGACAAAGATAAATTGCTGCGTAAATTCATGAATGATGCCTTGACCGACTTGGACAAGGCACTTGCTGAATTTGAGAAAGGTCTGGTGAAACAGATACGTGAGCAACTTGTCTTTGACGTGCAGGGCGGTAAGATTGAATATAACAGCCGTAACTTCAACCTATCGAATGAAATATCAAATCGTATTGACGAGTATTTGAAGCCGCTGAATGGCATGTTCAAAGAGGTTGCTAAGAAGATGCTGGAGAGTGCTGATTTGACCGGGCAATACTATTCTGCCATATCAGAGCAGCCGATTACGCAGACAGACATTTATTCTAAGCTGGGAGCCATTGGTAGCTCCGTTGGTATTGACATGAATAATAATGTCATCAAAGGGTCGTATTTGGACAATTTGACAAAGGCCGCGAAGCAGGACATTAAGAATAAGGTCGTTAATTACGTCAATCAGTCCATAAGTGGACAGGCGACATTGAGGGACTTCCAAAAAGGATTCAAAGATTTGTTGCTGGGGGGCAAAGGTATTGACACATCGTTAGTTCGTTATTCAAAGCAGTACGTTCATGATGCGATGTTCAACGTAAATGCAAAGATTGCAGAGGCATACGCTAACCGTTTAGGGTTGAAATACTTTGTCTATGAGGGTGATGTAATTGAAACCACCAGGCCATTCTGCGAAGAGAGGGCTGGTAACACTTATCATGTGGACGACGTGAAGACATGGCCAAAGGCATTACCCTATTTTCAGGAGAATTACGATTTTTTCATTCACAGGGGCGGGCATAATTGCCGTCATAACATAAAGTACATCAGTGAGCGACAGGCGAAACGCAACGGATACGACATAACCAAACACAAGACGAAATGATTAGTATCATCATGGCATCCTATCTGGGTGCATACAAAGGGGCTGCATCGGACAGGGAGAATAAACTCCGGCGCGCTATTAACAGCGTATTGTTGCAGAAGATACCGGAATGGGAGCTGATTGTCATTGCCGATGGCTGCGACAGGACGTGTGAGATAGTGGCAGAATATCCCGATGAAAGGGTGCAATGCTATAAAATACCGAAACAAAAGATATGGTCTGGCATCGTACGAAATACAGGCGTTAATATTGCGAAAGGTGATTACATCGTTTATCTTGACAACGATGACGTGCTGGGGCCTTCGCACCTGCAAATGATTGCCGATGGCATTGCAGCGCATCCCGATTTCGATTGGTATTTGTTCAATGACATGATACCGCACGAAACAAAGTTTATTGAGCGGGCATGTGCATTGCAGGCGCATAAGTGCGGCACATCGAACATAGTGCATAAGCGTACACTCGCACAATGGGCACCTGATGACACTTATGACCACGACTGGCACTTTATCCAACAGTTGATGAAACGAGGTCGCTACGTGCGGATAACCGGGCAATATCTGGTGTGTCATGTACCTAATAAATGGGACTTATGATTAACTTCATTTCAGTCGATAACGGCGTAGGTTTAAGCAGGGACATGAAACTCTTTGCCGAAGTGGCTGGTATCAAATATAATTTTGTCGATTACCTGAAAGGTCAGGCACCTCCACACGCCGATACGAATATCTTTTTCGAGGTCTGCCGAAAGGATATGATAAATGGGAGGCGCAATATCATCATCCCTAATCCCGAGTGGTTCGCATCGGAGTGGCTGACATTCATTGACCGCTTCGATTTAGTGTTATGTAAGACACGCCATTGTCAGGAGATATTTAGGCGATATGTAGGCGACAGGGCTGTTTACATCGGGTGGACTTCCGATGACCGCATGGATTCTAAAGTGAACAGAACGCCGGCCTTTTTGCACGCCATTGGTCGTTCTGAAACAAAGGGAACGACATTAACTTACAAGGCCTTTACTGAAAATAGAATAGGCAACTTGACATTGATAACGTCGAAGTGGATGAAAGGCGGAACGAATGCGAACGTAACGGTTTACAATGCAAGGTTGAAGGATGAGGACTATCGTATCATACAGAACGCGTATCGTTTTCATATCTGTCCCTCGGAGTACGAGGGCTTCGGACATTACATCAATGAGGCGTTGTCTGTAGGTGCTATTGTGCTGACTATCGATGCAGCGCCAATGAATGAATTATGCAGACCTGATTATTCCGTACTGATTCCGGCACAACCTTACAGACACATGGGTATCGTAAACACATGGACGTTCAAACCTTCGGATTTGTCAGCTGCCGTTTATACGATAATGAACATGAGCGATGAAGAGGTAAATTATCGGAGTTCACGTGCGCGGATGGCCTATGAGATGGGGCGCAATGAGTTTATCAGTAACGTAAAAAAATTAGCATTATGAGAGCATGGTGGGCATGTAAGGACATTGTGAATTTTGGTGATGTGATGACGTCCTATATCATTGAGCGACTGACAGGCGAGGTGCCGGAACATTCAAATGAAGACAGTCATGTGTTGATGTGCGGGTCTGTCCTTGACCAGTCGAATGAGAACAGTATCGTTTTAGGTGCCGGATTCATGCGCCATGATAACGACTTCGCTGGTGCTGCTGATATTCCACTTGTCAGAGGGTTGCTCTCGCTTTATAAATTGCAGCGCATGGGATATGCAACAAGGGCAATGGTAGGCGATCCGGCTCTCATTATGCCGATGCTGTATAAACCGAACACGCGTAAACGCCACAGAGTTGGGTTAGTGCCGAATTACATTGACTATGATTTGTCGATTAATGAGTATAGTCGGGACTTCGATTCAATTATTGACGTAACGCAGCCGTTGGAGAAAGTCGTTGACGATATATCAGAGTGCAAATTAATCATTTCATCGTCGCTGCACGGGATAATAATTGCACACGCATACGGCATTCCTGCGGCATGGGTGCAGTTATCCGATAACGTGGCTGGTGATGGGTTTAAGTACCGCGATTACATAATGACAAATGCCCCACAGATGCCGATGTATGCAAGTTCAATAAAAAGTCCTATCTTTGCATTAGGCGATCACAGGAACAAAGATATAGTTTACCAAACCATTAAAAACACACTCGATGTATTCGCAGCACAATGAAGACAGCTATTTGATTGATTTAATCAGAAATCGTAAGTTAAAGGTAACGCCCACCTTTGCCGACTTCGGAGCGTGTGATGGTGTTCATTTGAGCAATACGAGGGCATTTGCCGAATTGGGCTGGAGTGGGGTTATGGTAGAGCCAAGTCCCGCGTACTTTGAACAACTGCAAAATAATTATGCACACCGCAAAGACATCAGGACAATCAACGCAGCCGTAAGCGACATCGATGGTGAAGCTACGTTTTATTACGATCCTGACCGGCCAGACCACAGCAGTCTAATTAAAGGCAAGGGTAATATCAAACCATTAACGGTTAAGTTGGTGGCAGCGCAGGACATTATCCCTGTGCCGTGTGGTTTACTTTCCATTGACGTTGAGGGGATGGAAGCCGTTATCTTGAATGAGTTATTTTATAAGGCGATTTATCCTGAGATAATCATTACAGAGAGCAATGATGTTTCGAGCCGTTACGACCAGATTGAATTACTAAATGGCGAATATCATTTAATAAATGTTTTGGATGTTAATACCATTTGGGTTAGGAGGGACAAATGGATGTAGTGCTGATACCGGCATTTAACCGACCAGAGATGTTATACCTGTGCCTTACGCACATCGTTAAGGCAAGACATTACAACGAACATTACTACTTGCTTTGCCTTGACTACGGACACGATCCGGCATGTGAGGATGTATTCAATCAGTTTGGCCTGCATGGTGGCGTGATTAAGATGCCACATCCACGAAACAGAGTAACGAAGCAGAGCGCCAATGTGTTGAACGCTTGGTGTGCTGGTGCCGCTCAATCGACCGGACTCGTTTACTTAATTGAGGACGATGTACTGATTAATGAAGACTATTTCCATTTTCATAGGTCAGTTAATCAATTTGGATGGTGTTCAATCGGAGCCGTGAATTTCAATGACAGACGCGAGTTGTCAATGCATACGGATGAGTATTACATCAGTCGTGGCGTTTACCAGTCAATTGGTGTTTGTTTTTGTAGGGACGTTATATTGCAGGACATACGCAATCATTACAATCAGTCGTATATCGACTTTCCGAGTCAGTACCTTGCTCGGCAGTTCCCCTATTCAAAGATAGGGACATCGTTCATCGAACAGGATGGTTTGATTCACAGGATAAGCGAGCAAGGCGACAAGGCTGTTATCTTCCCGATGCACCCGCGATGTTTCCACGCTGGTCTGTATGGTAAGAACAGGGGGCGTTATCAGTCGGGCACGTTGCAGGAACGGATTGATTTTGTTAAGTCCGTTGTTTATTCAGAGGAAGAGTTGCGAAAACACGTATCTGATGAATATTTCATATACGATAGTAAACCACAACCAAACACGCAGTATTATGGGCACTATAAAGAAGTTTGAGGAACGGATACCGCGCTTCGTTATGAGCAACCGCACCAATGTAATGATGTGGACTTACTGCCATGCCTACAAGTGTGTATTTTTGAATAAGAACATAACGACAGCTACCAACCTATTTGTTAAGGACTTCGATGTTGAGAATGAAACGGAGCCGTTGAGCTGTGGCGTGGCGTGCAAGAGGGTAAGTGAGATATTTGAAAGTACATCGACATACGAGCCGTTCGAGCTGGGAAATATCTACATCAATCAGACCGTAGATGTGATGATATTCGCATGGATTACATTCTACCGGCTGCATGTTAATAACGACTTTGATGAGGCGGTTGCCCTCCAGGAATTCGACACCTATTTTAATATGGACATGACAGGGGATGAATTCGACATTTACCTGCGAAGATACAATGACATGAAGCAGATACGCTGTGATGTGCTGCCCACTATAAATAAAACCTGATGTTTTTTTTTATTAAGCGTTGGTGTTGTAAATTTGCACATATGAAAAAGGCATTAATATTTATCGGGTTGCTCCTTATCGTTTGTGCCGCTTTGGCGCAGACAGTAAACATCAGGGGCTCAAAAATGATTTTGCAGTATGGAGCGAATAATTACTCCGTAGA